TTATCATATTATTATGATGGAGTTAAGTGGACAGTTCAAGGTACTTATGCTTCATCAGCTGGAGCACAACAGTATAAAATAGACGATATATCTAGTGATTTTAACGGTAATACAAAAACATTTAATTTACATCATAACAGTTCTGATATTTCAGTATCTAGTGCTTTAGATATTACAATTAGTGTTGGTGGTGTTTTACAAGAACCTGAGACTGCATATACTATTAATCCTACAGCAAGTACAATTACATTTACGGAAGCACCTATAGCAGGATCAGATTTTTTTGGTATTTTAAAATCTAAATTAGCAGATCAAAATATTACTGTTAGTGATGGTACAGTTGTAACTTCTAAATTAGGTGGAAGTGCTGTTACTACAGCTAAATTAGCTGATAATTCAGTTAATTCTGCTAAAATTATTGATGATTCTATAGTCAATGCTGACGTCAATTCTTCAGCAGGTATTGTTGCTACTAAGCTTTCATTTACTCAAACAGGTTCTAATGCGGTAGCTAGAACTGTTGATAGTAAACTTGAAGATGTACTTTCTGTCAAAGATTTTGGTGCTACTGGTGATGGAGCTACAGATGATACAACTGCAATAAACAATTGTATAGCTGCAGCAGGACTTACAAAAGCAGTATATTTTCCACCTGGTACTTATATAACTAGTGGTATAAATCAAAATCATTATGACAATAGTACTTGGTCAGTTAATGCTGATGCTGATGGTGCAGCAAAAACATATCGAATATATGGTGATAGCCCTACTACAAGTATTATAAAAGCTAAAGCTAGTTCTAATAGTACACTTGTTAGTAAAGTAAAGAAAATAGATAATATTCAAATACAAGGTGTACAAGGTACTGTTTGCTGTATAAATATAGACCACAGCAGCCAGCGAATACATAATGTTAAAATTACTGGAGATAATAGTAATAGAAATACTTATGGAATTTATTATTCTCCATTTCATCCACAAAATGCTAACAGTTCTGGAGACTCTCAGAGTTGCTGTTGTGCCTATCTAAACGATGTAATTATTTCAGAATGTGCTACTGGTTTAGCAATATGGGGAACAGTTAGTGGACAATCACCAACTTCAGGTACAAATTCACATCATTATGCAGCTCATGCAAATGATTCTCAATATAATAGAATCCATGTTTACAATACAACTACTGCTGGTATACATATAAAATGTAGAGCAGGAGGATTGACATTTAGAGACACTAATTTATCTCAAATGTCTGGTAAAGGTTTATGGATACAAGGTGGTAGAAAACTAGAATTTGATGGTATATATACAGCAGCATATGGTCCTGCTACTACAAGTACTTACTGGACTGTTTACTATGATGCTTTCGTAGAAACTGTCACTGGACTTAAAATACTTAACTGTAGAGAAGAACAAACTAGTACAAGAAGTTATTTTTCAAAAGCATATAACGCTGAATTAAGAGGAGGCTCAGGTCTTAATAACTGTAAATTTGTTGGAGAAACAGCTTATACTAATGATATATGGCGACTTGATAATCAGCAAGAAATAGGTGCTAGAGATGATGCAGGTAATGATACTGCTCATTGGGGTGCATGTATTTCTAAATTCCCATTAACTAATCGTGGTGAATTTTTAAGTTGGGAAGGTTTGTTTGATAATGAATTCAGACAAGCTACAGGTACTACTGGTAATAAGACTGTAACTATGTATGATGATAATGCTAATTGGGGTACTAATGGTTATGATTTTGTAGAAACTGATATACAGAATGTAACTGTAGGAAGACCTTGTGCATTTCAGTATTATAAAGGATGTACTGATGTTGCTAGAATGTGGAGCTTCCACAAAGGTAGTAATTCATCAGTCGGTATGATGGTTTATAATTCTGGTACTTATATAGGAATGGCAAAAGCTGGGAATGGTGGTAGTAGTATTTTAAGTTTATCATGTACTTTTAACTTTGCTGATCTACTAGATCCTACTGTCAGTAAAACTGCTAGTGCAGCTCCATCTAACGGTGATTGGATGACAATACTACCTGTTGCAAAAGCTAACGGTGGATCTCGTTATCTTTACAAATCGAGAATTATGGTGGCTTGTGCTCCATTAGCACATCAAAACGGTTGGATTTAATTATGGCTTTATCACAAACTAAAACATTAAAAGGCAACACACACATTGTAGTTAATGATGTTGCTATACCTACGGGAGAACAGACCGTATCAAAAGATTACTACATAAAAGTTGAAACTGCAAATTGTACAAAAACAACTTGTACAGCTGCAGTAAAATTTGATTCAAAAGATGAATACACTTATAGGAAAAATTATTCCTATTCAATGAATTTAAGTGGAGAAAATGCAATTAAACAAGCATATTTACATTTAAAAACTTTAGATGAATTTAAAGATGCTAAGGATGTTTAATTATGGCATTAACAAAAACACAATTAATTAAAGATTTAGCTATTAAAAATGCAGATATAGCATCTGATGCAGCAATAAATAGTAGTAAAATTACTCTTACAACTGTTGATAAAAATGCTGAATCAGGTATTGTTAAATTTGTAAGAACAAGTGTATCATCAGGTAATACTGATCCTGATACATGGGAAATTATTACACCAGATGGTACTACAGTAGATATAAGCGGAACCACTACACAAGGATTACAAGAAGCAATTGATTACGCAGTTAACAATGGTTTTGATTTCTTTTGTCATGGTGGAGGTATAGCTAATAGACCTGTATCAGATGCTTTGGGAGAAGTATATAGAGTATCAGTACCTACTGCAAATGCAGGTTCAGGTTTAACAAACGCTACAAGTTCAGGTACGCCTCTTACTGGTGGGAGTGGTACTGGTTTAACTGTAAATATTACTAGATCTGGAGGTGCAGTAACTGGAGTATCAGTAAATAATAAAGGAAGTGGATATCAAAATAATGATATCGTTACTTTACCTGCTAATACTTTTGGTACTCATGGTGCTTTACAATGGTATGCTTCTACATCATCAGATGTAGGAGTTATTCAAGCAACAAAAATAACAATACCTCCTACACAACTTAGAAGTTTTACTTTTAAAAGCATTACACTTTTAATAACACCCACTAATACTGCAGATGCTGGTTTAACATTTAATAGTGGAATGATGTTAGATTTTGATTTTAGAGGTCAAATCGGCTATACAGGTAATGGTAATGCTGTAGAAATAAATCCTACAGATAGACATCCTTATGATGTATTAGCTGCAGGTTCTGGTGTTACTTCAGCTGGTCAAATGGTAGATAGTAATATTAGAATTGACACTATAGCTTATATAGGACATGGTAGTGGTTTTGCAAATGATGCTAATTCTTGTTTTTGTATACAAACTTCTTGTTTAAGAAATACTTTTACATTTGGTGAATTAAATGGATCTGGTTATACTTCAACTGATGGTACAGTTACTGTAAGATGTGGTACAGGTGTATTATTACATAATAAAGTTATTAATGATAATTTATTCAATATAGGTTCAATTCATCATCATGCTAAAGCTGGTGTTCAAATAGGAACAAGTACTGATGCTTCAGCTGGGATTCCATTAGGTAATGATTTCAGAATAGGATTAATAGAATTAAAAGAAGGTGCTTTCCCACAAACTACTGATTCAGTTTCCACAGCAAATGCTATAGATTCTTTTGGTAGTTATAATAGATATGTTTTTAGTGCTACAAATGGTGCTGGAGATTTTGAAACAGGGTATTATGGGCAATCTTCTGCAGCAAAAGAAACTGTTATTATAAGAAAATGTAGTGGTAATACTAATGCAGCAGAATATATAAATGTAAATACTAACCCTCAATCCTTTATATGGAATGGTCAAGAAGGTTTTACAGAAACTGGTAATACTAAAGTTAAAAAATTAATTCTTGATATTGGTCCTGAATTAACTATAGCCAGCGGTGTTATTACTGTTACTCATTCTTTCCATTCGGTTGATACCGAAGGTGATGCAGGAACTGACGATTTAGTTACTATTAATGGTGGCGTAGCAGGACAAATGCTTACACTTAGGGCTATAAATGATGGTAGAACTATAGTTCTTAAAGACAGTACAGGTAATTTAAGATTAAATGCAGATCGTAGTTTAGATCATAGTCGAGATTCGATTACACTTATTTATGTTGATGATTCTATGGGATGGGTCGAGTCTACCTTTACTACTAATGATTAATTAATTATGACATACAGAACATTCGATGGTACCTCACAAGTTGAATCGGTAACATTAGGTAGATATACAGGATCTACTATAAATATTTCAGATGGAAGTGCTACAAAAGGAGCTATATACTTCTCTGATGATACAAATACAGGTCTTTACAGTCCTGCAAATGATAATATATCGTTTACAACTGCAGGTACAGAAAGACTTCGTGTAAACGGATCTGGAGATTTTTGGACAAATAACCACGGAACAGCTGCTAATGCACTTATAACTGCTGCTCATAGTGATGCTAGTGCTGCTGTAAATAGACCTGGGTTTTTTAAAAGTACTCAATCTATGGAACTTCATGCTGGTAGTGGTACTGCTTCAGAAGTTGCTTTTAAAGTTTGGACACCAGTTGCAGGAGCAGTTGGTTCTAATTATGCTAAACTTCAATTTTCTATAGATTGCGATGGAGATACAAAAAATACTAATAATTCATATGCTGCTCTTTCAGATTCAAAACTAAAACAAGATGTTGTTGATGCTCCTTCACAATGGGCTGATATAAAAGCTGTTAAAGTTAAAAAATATAAAATGAAAGATGAAGTAACAAATCTTGGTGCTGATAATGCTGCAGTAAAAATTGGTGTTATTGCTCAAGATTTGGAAGCTGCTAATATGAATGGTTTAGTAAAAGAGTATAAAGATGTAATTGATGGAGTAGATCAAGGTACTACCACTAAAAGTGTTAAGTATTCTATTCTATATATGAAAGCAATTAAAGCATTGCAAGAAGCACAAACTCGTATTGAAACTCTAGAGACTAAAGTTGCTGCATTAGAATCAGCTTAATTAATGTCTGGTATATATTTTCCTAAATTAACTATACCTAAATCACCTTCTATAACTTCAATTGAATTTAAACCACCATCAGCTAACATACCATCATTTCCACCTATTGTAGTTCCACCTAGTGATCTAGAACAACCTGAAGGAGTACAGGCAGAATCTAATACAGAAGAACCTGCAGCACCTAGTGTTACAATTCCTATTATTGATTTTCCTGTACCATTACCTACTACAGAAGTAATTACTGCAGCTACTTATGCTGCTGTTACAGCTGTAGCAGCTACAACTTTTGCACAACCTTTATTTGATAAAATAAAAAAACAACTTCAGAAATTCTTACAAAAGAAAATTAACAAATGGAAGGAGCAACGACAGAAAAACAAAAAGGTTTCTTCAGTAAATTAAAAGATGCTGCAGAAGATCAAGAACACCAAATACAAATCTTAGGTACATTTGTCCGCCTTGGCGTTGTGGTTTGGAGTGGATTTATTATTACATTAAACTACGTAGAAATACCTATGATAAAGAAAAGCCCAGGTGGGGACATAACTTTCCCGGCAAGTATTTTTACTGGAGCTTTAGCTACCTTTGGGTTGACTACTGGTAATGGTAATAAGAAAAACGGTAACGAAAAACAAAAGTAATGAAAAAATGGTTTTTATTCTTCCTATTGATATCACCCACGGTAGCAAGAGCAGAATTAGTAACACCTAATTTTACACAAGGCTCTATGCAGAGCACTACTACTACTACACAAGAGATTACAGAAACAATAGACATAACCACCTATGGATCTAAGATTGACAAATGGACTGGAGAAAATGTAGAAATCGATACAACAAATGGAGATGCAACTGGAGGAATTTCAGCATCTGGACAAGTATTCCAGATAGAAACAGCTGGAGATCCTTTTACGTTAGAAATAACAACCAGAGCAGCCAGTCAAGTACTATCTCTAGAAGAAGTCACAAGAGATATCGATACTACTTCTACTACTACATCCTTGTCTGTCTTCTCTCAGTAAGTACTCCTGTTAAGGCAGAAGAAGGTGAAACTAAAAATATAAGTAATCCTGTGGCAGCTGCGACGGGCAATGTGACCAACCAAGCTGTCCAATTTCAAAATAATGGTGCTCCATCTAGACAGCATTTAGGACCGTCAATTTCTTGTAATGGTCCTACTATGACTTTTAGTCCATTCTATATGGGAAACCATGTTAAACCTGAAATGCCAGTAGATTATGGTTCCTATGTTAAAAATGAAAACTGGGGATTCCAAGTAAACTTTATGGTACCTTTAGATAAAGAAATACAGAATCGTTGTAAATCTATTGGTAAACGTCAAGAAGAAAAGATGCAATTAAACTACGAATTAGTTCGTATAGATAATTGTGCTAAATTATTGCAGAAAGGTTTAATGATAAAACCTGGGACTCG